GCTTAGCTTTGATAACGCTGTGGCCTGTTGCAAGCGGTGTAACGTACAAAAAGGCAATAAGTCGCAAGGCGTTTTTTTAGCTAAGACGGCTACCCCCCCTGTCTTTTCTGCTGTTATTTCCCCGATAACGGCTATAAACACCCAAAGCGGCCCTTGTTTGGGCCAACCTGCACAACCCTTAGACTAATGACTAGCAAACCTAAACAGCCCTTACGGGGGCTAGTGCAACCACGGCTACATAACGTTTTGTTACAAGGCCCTAGCCGCGGCGGTGAAGTTGCAGAGCTAGCAGAGCGCATAGGCCTGCCCCTTTTACCGTGGCAGCGTTTTGTTTTAGACGATATGCTCACAATAGATAAAAATAAACAGTTTATTAGGCGTACAAACTTAGCAATATGCGCCCGGCAAAACGGTAAGACTCATTTAGCGCGTATGCGTATTTTAGCCGGGCTGTTTTTGTTTAATGAGCGTAACCACATAATAATAAGCTCTGCTAGATCTATGGCCCTTACTACTTTTAGAGAGGTAGCCAATGCCATAGAGGATAGCCCGGAACTTAAAAAAGGCCTTAAAAAAATACTTTACACTAATGGTAATGAAGCCATAATCTTAAAAAGCGGGGCTAGGTTAGATGTTAGAGCTGCTACCCGCGATAGCTCACGCGGGGCTAGCGCTGATTTTCTATTTATAGATGAGTTACGGGAAATAGATCAAGAAGCCTACGCAGCTGCTTTACCTGTAACCCGCGCTAGGCCTAATAGTCAAACACTTATGGCTAGTAATGCCGGTGATGCCTTTAGCACTACGCTTAATGAGCTTAGAGAGCGCTGCCAAAGTAACCCGCCGCCGTCTTTGGGTTATTACGAATATAGCGCCCCGCCATTTTGCGCCCTAGATGACCGTAAAGCGTGGGCAGCTGCAAACCCGGCGTTAGGCATACTGATAACTGAGGAAACCTTACAGGAAGCGCTTACGGTGCAGACTACAGAGCAATTTAGGACAGAAAGCCTTAGCCAATGGATAGATAGCTTGCAAAGCCCGTGGCCCTTTGGATCTGTTGAGGATAGCAGCGATATAAACCTAAAGATGAGCCCCGGGCCGCTTACTGTTTTTGCCTTTGACGTTAGCCCTAGCCGGCGTGATGCCAGCTTAGTAATGGGCCAGTTATTACCTAACGGCAAAATAGGGGTAGCAGTACTAGAAACTTATAGCTCTCAAGTAGCCGTAGATGAAGTAGTAATAGCAGCTAGTATTAAAAAATGGGCCGATATGTATTTCCCACGTTTAGTCTGTTACGACAAATACACTACTGCCAGTATTGCCCAAAGGCTACAAAATGCAGGCGTACAGACCCGGGATATATCGGGGCAGACCTTTTACACAGCTTGTAGTGATATGTACGATGCTTTAGTAAATGACCGCTTGCGCCATAGCGGGCAAGATGCGTTAATACAACAAATGGCTAACTGTGCAGCTAAACAGACCCCCGATGCTTGGCGTATTGTACGGCGCAAGTCTGCCGGGCCTGTAGATATACCTATTGGGCTTGCTATGGTGATACACATTTTGGCGCAACCTGTAGCAGAGGCTAAAGTATATGTTTAGACACGCCCAAAGCGTATGGTAAAGATATACTTGACCTTTAGGTAATAATACGCTCTATGGGATTACTGCAAACTATAGGCCTGCGTAAAAAAGACATAGAGGCGCAATTATCGCCGCCTATTATGCAACAAACTTACGGCGCGGGTGTTTATACGTTTGGCGGTTTGTATAATACAAATGGCATACCGTTTATAGATAGAAACTTAGCGTTACAAGTACCGGCAGTAAGTAGATGCCGTAACTTAATCTGTGGAGTAATTGCAAGTATAGATTTAGAGCTAATACAAAAAAGTACAGGCCGTAAATTACAAACGCCTGTTTGGCTAGATCAACCAGATATTAGACAACCGCGTAGCGTAACAATTAGCTACACGGTAGATAGCCTGTTGCTATATGGCGTTGCTTATTGGCGCGTTACTAGCTTGTATGAGGAGGACGGCAGACCTAGCGGGTTTGAGTGGGTAGCTAATACGCGCGTTACAGTAACTACAGACCAGTACGGCGATGAAGTTGACTATTACTCTGTAAACGGGCAACGTGTACCAGATAGCGGCGTAGGATCTTTAATTACTTTCCAAAGTTTATTACCCGGCGTATTAGAAACCGGCGGGCGCACAATACAAGCGGCGTTAGATATACAAAAAGCGGCAAGCGTTGCAGCTGCTACGCCTATGGCTACAGGGTTTATTAAGAATAGTGGGGCAGATTTACCAGAGGCACAAATTAGCGGCCTACTGGCAGCGTGGAAGGCCGCGCGTAATTCACGCAGTACGGCTTATTTAACTAGCACCTTAGATTATCAAACTGTGGGTTATTCACCTAAAGAAATGATGTATAACGAGGCATCACAGTACTTAGCTACAGAAATAGCCAGGTTAATGAACGTGCCGGCATATTACATAAGCGCGGATATGAATAACTCAATGACTTACCAAAATATTATAGACGGGCGCAAAGAGTTTGTAGCTTACTCATTACAGCCGTTTATTAGCGCTATAGAAAACCGTTTGAGTATGGACGATGTAACACGCCGCGGTAATCAGGTTAGGTTTGCGTTAGATGAAACGTTTTTACGCGCTGATACTTTGGCACGTTTGGAAGCTATAGAAAAAATGCTTAATTTAGGTTTAATAGATCTAGAGCAAGCGCAAAGTATGGAGGAGTTAAGCCCAACCGGACTAACAGAGAGGCCCACAAATGTTATTAACGTTTAGCGGCAATATAGAGGCAGTAGATAACGGCGATAGGCGCACAATTAGCGGCAAAATTGCGCCGTATGGAGAAGTAGGCAACACAAGCGCCGGGCGCGTAGTGTTTGCAGAAAACTCTATAACCGTGCCAGAGCCAAGCAAAGTAAAACTTTTAATGCAACACGATAACAGCAAGCCCGTAGGCCGTATGCAAAGCGTTACCAGTAATAAGACCGGGCTATATGCCAGCTTTAAGGTTAGTGCTAGCACAAGGGGTAGCGATGCAATTCTGCTTGCACAGGAGCAATTAATGGACGGGCTTAGTGTAGGCGTTGAGGTAGATGACTCACGCCAAGAAAAAGATTATCTGCTAGTTACGGCTGCTACCTTAAAAGAGGTATCTCTAGTAGAGAGCGCTGCATTTCCAAGCGCTGCCGTGTTAAAAATTGCTGCACAAGAAAACGCAGTAGATCCAAACCAACCCAAAGAAACTAAAGGAGAAACCGTGGACAAAGCCCCGGACGAAATGGCAGCGGAAGGCACTTATTTGCCGGACGGTGCAACAGTAACGCTAAAGAGCGTTAGCTATAAAGATGATGAGGCCGCGGGCGCTACCGAACCGGTAGAAGCCGCGCGCAGAATTATTAAGCCAAGTGCATTAAACTCACAAAGAGTACGCACACCTATTACAAGTATGGGCGCTTACACAGAGCATAAAATTAAAGCTGCTCTAGGTAATGAGGAGTCAAAGTTATATGTAACAGCTGCCGATGATAGCTGGACTACAAACCCTGCATTTAACCCAACCCAGTATCTATCAGAGTTTGTTACTAATACACGTTTTCCACGCAGCGCGGTAGATGCCTGCTCTAAAGGCGTATTGCCACCTAAGGGCAACACAATTAACGTGCCTGCACTTGTAGACTCAGAGGGCGGCCTTTCAGGTGTAGCACCTGTAGTAACCGTTGAAGCTGAGGCCGGGGCTGTAGCCAATACAGGTATGGTAACCCAGTATTTAACCGGTACTGTAAATAAGTACTCAGGTATGAATACGCTTTCTGTTGAGTTGCTAGAGCGCACAGATAATCCACAATTCTTTGCAGAATTGACTAATCAACTCCAAATTGCTTATATGAACGCAACAGATCAAGCGGTAATTACTGCAATTAACGCAACAGGCTTTACTAGCACGGGCGTAGCAGCTACAGCGGCAGGTTTGATTTCTTACACCGCTGAAAGTACCGCTAACGTTTACAAAAACAGCGGATATTTTGCGCAAAACTTTGTAGGCAGCACCGGTATCTATAACCTGCTATTAGGTGCAGTAGATAGCACAGGCCGCCCAATTTTTAACGCTTACCAGCCAAACGCGGCAGCACTTGCTAACGCCGCCGGTATGGTAAGTAATAACTCTGTACGCGGTAACGTATTAGGTCTAGATCTTTATGTAGATAGATTTATGACCGCTGGAGTTAATGATAACTCTGCGTTTATTCTTGCGCCAGAGGCATTTACTGTTTATGAAAGCCCACAGGCTTATATGAGCGTAAACGTAGTATCAAATCTACAGGTACAAGTAGCTATCTATGGCTTTATGGCAACTATTGCAAAAATCCCATACGGTATCTGCCGCCTAAATATCAGCTAATAAATAACTAATAGTCTGGTAGGGCCTTAGCCCTTTGGCTCTACCAGACCTACAAAGAAAGGTACAGATATGCCGGCTACTTATGTTACTGCCGCTACATTAAAAGCGTCTTTAGGTGTTGGCACTTTGTACGATAGCTACACTTGGATAGAGGACACCTGCCAAGCCGCGCAAGATTTAATTAACGGGTTTTTATGGTTTGACTCTGCCCCGGTAGTGGGAACTGCGTTAGTAAATAACGTAGCTACCGTGATGATAGCCAACCCCGGATTATTTACCGCTGGAGAATCCGTTACAGTTGCCGGGGCTGGCGCTACTTTTAACGGCACTTATACAATTACCAGTACCTTACCTTTTAGCACAGGCAGCACTAGCCTATTACCAGCGTTTAATTTACAGCTTAACTATTACCAATACCCACAAGGTTACAGTTTTATACAGTATGCAAAAACAGCTAGTGATGAGAACTTTAGGCGCGTAGTACCTAGTGGCACTATGACCGGTACAGATACAAAGACCGCAAGCTACGCGGCTACACCTGCTATAAACGCTGCTGCTTTAATGATAGCTGAGAATATCTGGACTAGCCGCTTTAGCACACAGGCAGGCGGCGTAAGCGTAGATGGCTTTAGCCCTAGCCCATTTAAGATGAGCAATACCCTTATGGCATCTGTACGCGGCCTACTAGCGCCGTATCTAAACCCAAGCGCTATGGTCGGATAATGCC